ATCCTGTGTAGCTTTGTTTGTCCTGCTACTCCAAAATATTTGTAATGCATTCTGCTCTTTTGTTGAAACGGTACATTGTGTCTCTTTACCCAATGTCTAATAACAGAAGCAGGTTCCTCAAGTTCGACTGACATCTGAGGTACAGTCTTAAGTTTTAAAAACATATTCCCCTCCAAACTGGGCTAGGAAAACAAGAACACAATGGAGTGCGAACCTAGCCCAATCATTCCTTTACGGAATCTTTATTATCAGAAGGATATTTACCTTTGTCCATATCCTCACATAATTTAATCATTTGATCTAAAAAGTTTTGAAAACCTTTTGGATTCATTTCATTGTAGTTTTTATTACACACTCTATATATGTATGTTGCTAAAGATTCATCATCTCTTTTTTGCATTTCACTCATTTAATTTTACCTCGTCTAAATTATTAATATACCATAGATCACTTACTTGATCTCTTAGTATAGATATTTCATTTGAACACCAGTTGGTGCTATAGTTACTTTTATGTATGTACAAAAAGTAGTTTGCAATGAACAATAGTAAAACAAGTATTAATGTATTACAGAGGTTCAAGTATAAAAAACTTTTCATATTTAACTCCTGTCATAAGCTCTGCCTCTTGATTCAGCATATCAGCAATACTTTGTATTCTGTTCTTGTCATAAGAAGATTGTATAATTCTTCTATTACCTTCAGAACATAAACTATATATTTTTACTTCTACTACTTCATCTTTAGGTAAAGCTTTTTTCATAAGCTCTACAACTTTTTTACCACCAGCAGTCATACCATACCTCTTTACCTTCTTCGATCCACTGAAGTGCATCTTCGCAAAATTTAAGGTCGTACTCTTTGTATTCCTTCATTGATTCTTCTTGGAACTGATGCCCCCAAAAGAAACCACCGTTACAAAATGGTAAGTTGTCACCTTTAATCGCTTTCTGTAATTCAAGAATATCTTCCTTATCAAGTACAAGTTTCTTGCAATTAAAGTCACCAGTATCATCAGGATGTTTTTTACAATACAGCTCGTGCATAAATTCTTGTAGTCTAGCGTGTTTACGCCAGTCATACACATCTATTTTATTGTAACCTGCTCGTTGATCTAATCCCATAAGATCCTCCTTTATAATTTATACAAGCATCAAATACTCTTTGCCATACATCAAATGGAGTTTGATTCCATGGTGTACCACCAAGATGTCTTTGAATATCTTGTATTGTTTCGTTTTCTAATACGCCCATAACCATATTTGCATTAGGTATATCTGACATATCTATTTTCGATTTTGGTTCATAACCCTCATATTTACTCAACATACTTGAATTCATAATTATTTCCTTTCATTGTGAATGGGTTCTGGATCAACCACAGCTGCGTCACCTACTATGTTGGCTACTCTTGCTACTCTCCCCTCGTTTCCAAGCCAGTCAACAAAGTATTGTGATGCAGTTGGATTCATGCCATTGTCGTCTTTGAATCTACCTTCTTCGTCTATGTAGAGTTCGTAGTTTTTACCACCTACTCTACAGCCTGTAATCTCAATCATATTACATCCGAGTAAACGGTACATATCTTTAAAGTTTGGACCATCATCACCATCCACTATGTGTTCTTTTATTTCACCGTGGACAGGTATGAGGGTTACTCTGTATTGGTTCTTTGATTTAAATAGTAATGTCATTGTTACCTCCTAAATTTAACTTTGGTTGCATTACCCCAGTTATATAACCTCTCTATTGTATCAATATAATCTAGAGTGTTAGTACAATGGTATAGTTTGTTTCTATTCATAGAGAGCTTTTTGATAAACTTTTTGAATGTAAACTGTTCATCTTTGAATAGTATTAACATAGCACTGATGAACTTAGCTTTCTTAAATCCATCATAGTACTGACCGATTTCCGAAATCATCTTAGCTTGTTTTGTTGCTACACCAAATTGACCTTGTGGTATTTCAAGTTTACCTTCTTTAAACTCTGATACACAAGAGCTACTTTTGTTTGCAGTAAGCATTGCTAGACAAGCAGCATTTGGAAATTTAGTCTGTCTTTTAAACACATTGAACTGTGTGTATGGTCCAATGTTACCATCTTTCCTGGACTCTAAGGATACATAAGATGCTAGATAATCATCAAATGTCCAGTTTTTATTGTTCTGGTTCATAGTTCTGATTGTATCTAGATTCTCTGTTGATAGCCTGTAAAATACAGGTAATCCTAGAGCTTTGATTGCTGTAAACCTATGTTGACCATCACATATTTCCATTTTCTTGTTAACTGTGATTGGTGTTTTAATAAACTGTCTGGTCATTGACCTACGAAGTTTATTTACATGGTTGTTATCTATTGGTCTATTTCCAAACTTTAGTTTGAACATACCATAGTTAGTCGTCTTGTAAATTCGGTTCTCGTCCATGATTTGTATCCTCCCATTCTTGTTTCATAGTTTGATAATCCGTGTCGATTTCAGCACATAGTTTCTCTATGTCCTCATCTACTTTATTCTCATCACCTTCTACTTGTCCTGCAAGTATACCGTTCCTAAAATCAAATAGATAAAAGATCTCTCTACGGATATCCCCTTTGTCATAATAAGCTTCATCGAGTTCTTTGTAATAATTTATAATTATCTGTTCGATACGATTGAAGCCTTGTTCTTTTGACATTTCACCATCGTGAACCTTGTCAATTACCTTAGTGATTAGATTTATTTCCATACTCTACCTCCTTGAAAATATTATCATAATTGTAGGGGGGAGGGAAGTTAAACCTTCATTTATTCCCAACAGGTATCCAGTACCCTCCCCAACCTAGCTATTTATTGCTTGGGCGTGGTGCTTCAACAATACTGACATCAATATTTGGGTCTGCAATCAATGACTGTAGACTTTCCATATTGCAAGTCTGACCTGGCATAATACCAGTGTAGTTAATAGTCTGTATAACTTTAAACTGTTCACCAGTTTTATTATACGGTACTACCACCTCGCCAGTAGTTGCATCTCTTTCCCAGATATTTTGAACATATCCTTTGAGATACATACTAGCTTGTTTACTTGTGTCTAATGGCATACTAGTCCTCCTTTTTTACACGTTGAATAATATCTTGAAGTTTTCTATGCTTCATAGCTATTACTTGCTCCATCTTGAGCATTTCCTCATGAGCTTTACTATACCTCTCGAGGGCTTGATCCAAACTAGGATCTGTAGCAGTTGCATCTTTTACTCTACGATACACTCTGTCTAACATCATTGCGGATCCGATATAACGGACACCCTGCATAATTCGCCACATAACTTACTCCTTTCATTTATTGTTAATATTCTTTAAAGCTGTATCACTTCTGTTTCGTCATAGCTTTCTACCCTCATACAGCTGAGCATACTCGCAACTTTATCTGACTTAACTTTACTTCATTTTATTTCCTCACTCTATGTACTGCGATTTGGGTTACAAAAAAAAATAACCTAGCCAGAGCCGAAGCCCTGACTAGATTGTATATGTTGCTATGCAAGAACTTTTTCCTTGATAACAACTGGACCTTTATCCAATACCTTCTTAACATTGTTAATTGTAGTATTGGCTTGGTCTAGTTTCTGGTATGCTTGTTTCTCAAACATACTGTACTGCTTTGGAGCAGGAGCAGTAGCTTGAGATAACTTATCAACACCAGTCCTAATGGTAGCATAATGACCTTGTATTTCTTTTTCGTACTGTTGCCACAAACCCTTAGTTAGTGAGGGTAATGCTTCAGTAGCAACTTTGATTTTATTTCTGTACGAATCTTTAATAGCTTGAGCCATTATAGATTTTTGTTTAGCACCATATCCATACCTGTTCTTAGGTGATAGGTACATCAATGGTGATAGATGGGTACAACCGAAGTTAACCCATAACAGATGGATAAGACCAGTAAATCTTTCCTCGTGATAATTCTTGAGGGTATTCAAAGTCTTGAGATCAACTGAACTAGGTCTGTTATCAACTTCGTCAATTTGAACTCCATCTCTTTCACGTTTCTCATCTATGATATCACTACAATTCTTGTAATCATCATAAGTCTTATCTTGTGCGATAGACAACATAATTAAAGAATGTACCTCTGCACAAACAGAAGATCTGATATCAAAGGTATTTATATTATTGTCCATTTGTCTTGTATCGAGGGTATATACCAGTGACAGCATTGATTCCTCGACAGGAAATGTTTCAATAATTTGTGAGTTTTTATAATCTATATCTATGTTCATTGTTTACTCCTTTCGATAAGATTTGTTAATTCCTTCACTTTCTTTTCCGCCTCCTCTAATTCATAGCAGAGACAGAGTATTAGTATGCAGCCGATAAAGAAACAAATGCATACTAGAGAAGTTAGTAGATATGTAGTCATAGTGTGTTACCTCCATTGTTGATTAATAACTACGAACCTCAGCAATATTATTATTATGCAAATGCAATAAGTAATTTGATACAAAGCTCGACATCTTTGATGTCGTTATGCCCAATGCCTCTTATGCATTGAGGCAAGAAATGCGGAGTCGGACCAAATTAGTTATTGTCATTTGGAGAATAATGATATCGCCTAGGTGCAGTAATGTAATCGCTTGGTGATTAGTAACGGAACACGCATTGTGATCATGCCATACAAGTGAGACATGACATCTTCACAATGCAGACAAAACTCTTAAAGCATTGACTTGTCGTGAAGCTAGAATAAGGCTTGATGCATTGAAACATTTGTGCAACAAAGAATCAATAAAGTTAATAGAATCAACAAGTCAATTCAAAACCGCAGACGCAAAAGCGGGGGTTTTAGGAAGGGGTATAGGCTCGATGCCAAGACGGATGGCTACTGAGCATAAAAGGGGGGTTTGTATTAACTATAATCATAGGAGGAACAACATATGCCATTAGTTGGTAATGTAATATTTGGGGAAGATAACTTTGGTATCACCCAAGCTAAAGCATACGCAAGTATGAGTGGACATAAGATTGAGCCAAGTCCTAAGATAGAATTGATCTTTAAAGGCTCAAATTTCAACGAGGATGACCAAGAAGGTGCATCAGAGGGGCTAAGTACCCTTTTTAACAAAATAGGAGAATAATATGCGAAAATGGATTGATTACGCCCAAGAGAAATGGGATGGATTATCTAAAAAGCATAAGATAGCGGCAGCAGTCGTTATTTTAATCATAATCATAGCAATAATAGGAGGATAATATGCCATACGGACCAGGAACATACGGATCTAAAAGAGGTAGACCACCAAAAAAGAAAAAAAACAAGAAGGGTAAAAAGAAATGATACAGTATGTCAAAAATATAGCCAAGATCATTGGTAAAAAAAAGAAAAAGCCTGTAAAAGGTGACAGTTTTACTATGGGTGGAGCTGGAACTGATCTAAAATTGTATAAAAATACATACCAGAACAGATTTAGACACACTTACAAGAACGTAAAACAGTACGCAAAGAAGAACCCTGGCAAAACTGCTGCTGCTTCTGCTATAGCTGGTGCTGCTGTTTGGGATTTAATTGATAAAGGTTAATCATGGCTAATAAAGATCTTGAGTTTTTGAAAAAGATGGAGAAACAACTCCTTAAAACTAAAGAATCTGCACCTATTCCGAGAAAAGAGAAGGTAGAAATAGTCTTTGAACCTGAACCTGACATCAAATTAGCTGTAGATAATACTAAAAAAGGGTTGTTGTGAGCTTTTATGGTAAGGGTTTTGCAACTTTTGGCAAATTTGCAGGTAAAAGGGTAAAAAAACCTACTAAATACGAAGGTCGCACTGGTGGAAAACAAAAAAAAGTAAAAGAAACTAAAAAAACACCTATACCTAAAAAGAAACCAGAGAAAAAAAAGCAATTTAAAGAACTATCAGAAAGAGAAATATTTGATCGTGATGTAGATGCCTTTAAAGAACGAATGATTCGAAAAGGCTATACACCTCGTGGCAAGGATGTTCAAAGAGAGGTTAATGCCTATATGAACAGACATCCATTGAGAGAATCTGCTGATATAAGTGTTGGTAGAGTAACTGAACAACAAAGAAAAAGATATCTAGAATTTAGACAAGCAAAAATTAACGCTGCAAAAAGGAGAAAAAAAGATGGCTAAACAATCAATGAATTTGGTGGAATTAGCAGAAGTAATTACTTCATTGTCTGCAAATGAAATGCAAACATTAGGTAAAATAGTAATGGCTAAACAACAAATGAATAATCCTGGACCAAGAATAGCACCACAAAATGTGCCTGGACCAGCTGGTGGACCACCACAACAATTACCACCACAAATGATGAGACAACAACCTAGGCGACCTATGCCTCCTCAAACGAGAGATGCAATGATGCCTGGACTATTAGGGAGGTAATTATGGGAGTAGGAGTTAAACCAGGAGAATATAAAAAGGATATTGTACCTTACAGTAAAACTAAAGCAGGTATGCAAAAGACTAAGGGTTTACTGAAAAAGATTGGTAAGTTTGCAGTTAAAAGCTCTATACATCCAATCAGTCTTGGGATTACTGGTGGTTTAGTTGCTTATGGTGTTGCTAGTAAAAGATTCAAAGAAAAGAAAAAAGCAAAAAAAGAATCTGCTGAATTAAGGAAGTTTTTTATATGAGAGGTGGTAAAAGACCTGGAGCTGGTAGACCAAAAGGTGTTATTGATGGTACAAAGGGTATAAGATTAGAGGAACAATTACAGAACATGAGTAGAACACCGTTAGAATATATGATCAATGTATTGAACAATCCAGGAACATCACCAGAACGTAAAATGTGGGCAGCTGAAAAAGCAGCTCCATATCTCCATCCTAGACTTGCATCTAAAGAGTTAAAGGTATCAGGAGATGAAGATAAACCAGTAAAGATTAATTTATGCCACAGTCCAGAAAAGGATTAGAAAAAGAAATAACCATACCTTTTAAACCTCGTAAATATCAATGGGAGGTTTTTAATAAGTTAAAAAGATTTAATGTTATTGTTTGCCACAGGCGTTTTGGAAAAACCTGTTTGGCAATATGGAAGATAATAACTACTGCTGTAGAAAAGCCAGGAGCCAGATTGGCATATATTGCTCCTACATATCGTCAAGGAAAAGCTGTAGCATACGATTACCTTAAAGAATACACAGCACCTATAATGAATTTAGGTGGAGGTAGAAATGAAACAGAACTAAAGATTGACCTTTGGAATGGTAGTAGATTACAAATATTCGGAGCTGACAACCCAGATGCTCTCCGTGGACTTGGGTTCGATGGAGTTATTCTCGATGAGTACGCCCTCATGTCTCCTAGGACATGGACAGAGATTATTAGACCTGCTGTATCAGACAAACTTGGCTATGTTATTT